TTACATTGTTTCTTGCTCTCCTGATAGACTGTTCTCTGGAGGTCGGAGACTACTTGTCCATTTGACAACTGTTTATATTCTCGCTCTCTAGGACTATCAGTGCGGTAAATCAACTTCTTCATTAGCTTTACTTTTTTGTTTCTCATTTATTTCTCCACGCAAATTGCAGTTACATTAAAATTATGAAGGGTAGTATTTTTCTGTGCTATAACTTTGACTGCTGTTTGGCACGTAACCAAAGAAGACATTTCGATTGTGGTGACGCTTGCACCACCCTGCCAGCCAGCACTCATAATCATAATAATTAAGATAATGGAATTCATATTAGTTCAAGTTGCTCCTTCTTTACTTTCGGTTTATTAAAGAGTGCTATGTACCTTTGGTGCAAACTCTTGTGCTTCAATCGCTCGTAATTAAAACTAATTATATCACATTTGCTAGAATTGTCAAGTATTTCTTTTACTTGTTTTTCTACGAAATCTGGAAGAGTTGTTAAGTCTACCAACATCTTTCGTTTGTTATAATCTGCCTCAGTTAATACTGGAGACATAAGATTATCTGTACGTTCCTGTTCAATCTTCTTAGCTAGAAGTTTATATGGATTCTTTACTATCTTAAACTTCTTACTAACTGGAGAAAATACTTTTACATTTGGAAAACAAGTCAATTGTTCATAATCGCTATCAGTGCTAACAATAACACAAGGATTACTGCTATAATGTCTAACAGAATAGGCAATGATATCATCTGCTTCAAGTTTATCTCCTTCCAATATAATAAATGGCGTGTTATACATTAAGTTCATCTTTAACTGTGCAAACTGTTCAAACTCGCTCTTCCAATCAATATCGAAGGTATCTCGCTTTGCTTTCCTGTTGCCCTTGTAGTCAGTATCGTAGTCTTTTCTCCATGAACCTTTTGGAGAATCAATTGCTATGATAATCTTGTCCTCTTGACTTGCTTTTAGTTCTTTAAGACTGGCAAGCATCATAGACATACAGCTATAATGTGCAGGTATCTTATTATCCTTGTTCTTAGCAGAACCAAAGATAGCACGGAACATGAATACTGAAAAGTCAATCAGGATAATTCTTTGCATTAAATTAACAATCCGCTTATGTTGGCAATACTATTACAGATTTCGTCAATAGACCTAGTACCATTAACGTTGAATAAACCACTTCTAAATTCTTCCATTCCTGTTTCAGAAGCATGTTTAAACTTGGAAACATCACATTGTCCGTCTCTTTCATTCAACCTAGTAATTCTTACTTCTTCTGGAACGTCAATATAAAACCCTAACCAACCAGCAGTAGCAAGTGCCTTATGTTCGTTCATAAAGCGACAATCATCAAGGACAAATGACTTATTATCTGCATAACCTAGTTTTTGAGCAGTCAACTGAACAATTTTAACATCCTCAATAACTCGATTAACCCAAATATCGGTATTTACTTGCTCCCTACCGACCTCAGTTCCCATAATCTGGAGCAAATAACGGTCTTTAACCTTCTTGTCCATATCAAAGTAGTTATAGGCTAAATTATACAGAGTTCCAGCGAACCTAATATGCTTATAATTATATCGTTTAATAAGTTCGTTGGCAACTGTACTTTTACCTGCACCTGCATTTCCAACTAAGTAAATATTGGGGAACTTTTTCATTACTTCACCATAGGTGCTGTCAAGTATTTAACAACATAATCGTCTGTCTTGGTCTCAATAAGGACAACAGTTGCTCCATCATTAACTGACATTTTAGTATCATCTGATTTAATCAAACCAAACAACCTGACAATCATGCCACTCAACTTAACCTTAAACTTAGTAACAGTTTCTGGAACATCAATAGACAACTCAAGACTATTCTCTCCGCTATCCATGTCAAAGGATACAGAGTTACCATCTCCAGTAACGAAGATATCCTTGCCAAATACCGCATGATACTTCTTGAATTCCTCAATTGCTTCTTTTGAAAGAGTAAATGCGTTCCCTGTCGCTTTAGTATAGAGTACATCAAACTTGCTCTTATCGAGGTCATTCTGAACATACTGAACATTGCGAAGACCCAAAGACGCTTTCAACTTCTTACCAGACTTAATATTCAACTTATTAGTAGTCCTTGAAAGTTCAATCTCGCCCTTACACGTGGAGACCATCTTCTTAAACAAAGGCAAACTGTCAACACCTACTTCTCCGAGTTCGGAAAAGTCTCCTTTAAGTTCTGCTCCTAAGATAATGGTTTTTGAAGGAGTTACAGCAATCACTGCCAACTTTTCAGTTGTTCCTCTAAGGATACAGTCTTTAATAGAGGTATCGTTAGAATCCCCAAGCAAAGTAATGCCATCCAAGAAATTGTTTAATACTTCTGCGTTTACTTTCATTTATTTCCTTTCGTTTGATTGATTAACAATTATAACATGAAACTGTCGTTTTGTCAAGTTAAAAAAGCGACTGTTCTTTCCACTCATTAATTTCTTCTGGTCTAATTTCTTTAAACTCATTCATATCAAAATCGTCAACTAAAGCATTAGTGTCGCTTTCGGCTCTATAACTTGGGGGATTATAGTTGTTCTCAACTCCATGGATTTTATCTAGGATATTGTACCGAATATGCTCTGCTATTGCTTTCATAAATAAGGGAGGAACTGCTCTCCCCATACGTTCCCACTGTTTACCATAGTTGCCAGTGAAAATGAAACTGTCTGGAAAAGAACACACCCTGCGCAATTCTGGAATAGTGAGTTTCCTGTTTTCTATAGGATGAACCGCACTACAGGAGGTATGAGTAGCATCTTTTTGCAAAATAGTACAGCACACCTTATCGAAATCCAACCTTCTAAGAGAGAAGTAACTTCCGTTAGGATGATATTTGTCTCCGCTTTCACCGGGCTTCATTTGATTTAATAGTGGAATAACTGAATAATGTTTCTTATACTCTGAGTCTGCAATATCCTGCGGAGTATTTACAACTCCAATTAGTGCTTCTCCGAGCGTCATTGGTTTAGTTTGCCTACTAGGATGACTAGGAAGCACGTTTAAATCTTTCCTAACACCTATCCAGATAAGTCTAGGTCTGTGTTGAGGTACTCCAAAGTATTGTGCATTGAGTAATCTACACGATACGTGGTACCCACAAGCCTCTAATGCTCTGAAGGTTTTTGCGAAGTAAGGTTTTGCCCCGCCCATAGCCATACCAGCTACGTTTTCTGCTACGAAGACTTTAGGCTGAATTTCAGAAACCAACCTAATATATTCATCAAACAAATCATCTGTTCGCTGAGTAATATCGGAGTACTTTCTAACCTCTCCCCACTTTTCCTCTCTTAAACCAGACATACTGAAAGATTGACATGGCGGACTACCATCGAGAACGTCTAATTCGCCAACCTTTAACCCTATATTGTCTAATATCTCTTTACCAGTGATAGTGCGAATGTCCTTATCAAATAAAAGAGTAGTTGGAAAGTTTGCTTTGTAGGTTTCAACTGCCGCAGGAACTAACTCATTTGCGGCAACTACCTTCAGTCCGGCTAGAGTATACCCGAGACTAGAACCTCCGCAGCCAGAGAAAGTAGAAACAACTTTATAGCAGTTTTGATTGTTTGGCATTGTCATGCAAGTCCCGGTAAAGGTCCAACATCCTAGACCTATTGTTGGTATTTAACTGCTTATCTAATAGCATGGATTCAAACACTTCTCTTATCATGCTGTCTCCACATTGAAAACTCATTTGCTTCATTGTATTAATAAGAGAGTACTCACTTGGAAACATGTCGATAAAAACTTGCTTCTGATTTGGAGTATGTAAACTCTTCCAAGTCTGCAACTTAAACCACTCTAACATATTCCTATCATAAAAAGGGTCAACTACTTTTAAATTATACTCTTTTGCCATATCGTTAAGGCATTTGAGGTTATTTGCTATTGTAACAGTAAAGTATTCTTCTCTCCACTTATTAAGAGCAACTGGGTCGTTCTTAAAGTGTATGTTGGCTTTCTTAGTTAAAGGCACATGAACTGCGGCGGAGTACCCTATTAGTAAGATTTTCTCTTTCACCTTAGGATACAAAAAGTAATATGGATAGTAGCATTCCACCTCTACTTTATTGCGTCTATTATGATTCTTAATAAGTTTAAGTACCAAATCAACGTCAACTTGTTTTGGAATGATACAATCTACGAAATTAACCTTCATTTTTGCACAGGTTTCTTTGGCATATAGGTAATCGCTAGAGGCAACTCCTTCTACATGAAAGTTATAGCATGTTGGAGTTATACCTAGTTCTAATAATGCAAAGAGAATAGTGGCAGAGTCTTTTCCTCCAGATATAGCTAACGCTACTTCCTTCTCTGTTCCAACTATTCTTTTTACTGAGTCCATGAATAAAGGTTTAAGTTCACTTGACACAGAGCCATGCCTCGAATTGGAAATACTTATAGAAGATTTCTGCTTTCTTGAAGCCAACTTCTTCTAGCATGTCTAAGTTCTCCTGCCTAGTATTTGGCTTAAGCATTGTTCGCAGACTACGTTCTTTATCGAATATTTCTTTCTCCGTAAATGACTGCTTCTTGTAATCGTAGTACGTGGACGTAAACATGTCTTGAAACATTCCAGTATCGCAATAGGTCTTCTCTGCTAAGAACAAGGCACTACCTTTGCTCAATCCCTCATAAATCGACCTTAAAAGGGGCAACCTAGCCTCTTTAGGAAGGAATTGCAAGATAAATACGCAATACACAATACAAGCATTATCGAACTGATATGGCTTTGTTAAATCGTGAGAAACGAATTCAATTCCACTTTCGCTTTCTGGAAGCAGGTTCTTACTAATGTCAATTCCAACTAACTTACCTTGGTAGTTGTTTACTTGCTTAAAAGTCTTAAGAAACAGCCCCGTACTGCATCCCACATCATAAATTACTTTCTTTTCATCTTTAAAATAGTCAGATAACCGCAACATGCTACTAGAAAGCAAGTCATAATTTGGAATGCTTTTTAGGATGTGGTCGTCAAATGACTTAATAGTTTCAAAAGAGAAGCCACTCATATTATTTCCTCTTAGGAGCAATGAATTTGTTGGAACTCAGTTCGCCTTTATCAACCTTAACAACTTTGCTCCGACCTTCATCGTCGGTAACAACAGCCCCAGTATCTGGACGAATACGAAGATACTGTTCTGGAAGTACTTCCTTTACTTCCTTTCCACTTATAACAGTTACTGGTCCAAACTTACGATAATGCTTTGCTGTGCGTGATTTGTTCATAGATAGCCTTCTTTCCAAGATTTTCCGTTAATGTTAG